AGTTGCAATGCATTTTCAATTTCTTCACTTAATTCATCTTCGAATGATTTATTTGCAACTGCTAACAGCTGTTGTTTTTCTTCATCACTTAATAATGAAGCTTCTCCAGATATAGTTTGAGTTGTAGATATATATCGTTGAACTATAGCAGTTAATTTTACTAAATGATCATCATTTTTTACTGCTACATCTAAATATTCTTTAATTAGCGGAACAATTATAGTAGCATCTGATGCGTTTCTAATTAAAGGTTGTAGTTGAGATATTAATTGATTAATTTGTCTATCTTTCTTTTTAGAATTATGATAAACATCGGACATTAGATCAGAAAATGTTTTTCCTTTAAATAATTCATCTTGCACGTCCATATAGTATCCTTTTAATAATAAATATTAAAAAGGTAAATTCACGAAGTTTGTTTGTTCATATTCTAAAAATTTTTCATTATATATATTCTTTAATACTTTAATTACTTTAGTAATATTGTTAGTTTGAAGTCCTGTACGCTCTCTTATAAAAACATATAAAGCTTTTTTATTATATTGTTCTATGTTTTCTCTATTTTCAAAAATATGTAATATTGAATCAGCTACATGTATATCGGACTGAGTTGTAAATATAAAATTTAAATTTTCATAACAATACTCTACGTATGCATCCATAAAATAACGCAATGTTTCTGCCATTTCCTCATTATGCATTTCTGTTTGAACATTTCGTTGTTCGTCGATATTTATTGGCTCTGTCTCACGTTTTAGTTTTACATATGCTTTTTGATTTTCTGCAATTAAATAATTAAATGTAGTTCTTGTATAATATGAATATGCTTTTCCAGCATTAGGATTAAATTTATCTAATCTAACAGTTAAATATGTCACTATATCTGTTTGTAAATCTTTAAACGATGCATCAATATAATCACACTTCATTTTATTAATTAAATTTTCAGATAATTTCATAAATGCTGGAAAAATAAATCTTCTATAAATTTTTTCCTTTGTTATATGAGATTCTGTTTTATTATATGCTGCAATTGAATACTCTGTTATTTTTGTCCAATATTTATTACTTGCTTTTTTCTTCCTGGGCATTGAATTCCTTTTCTAAATTTTTAATAACATTTTTTAATAATTCAAATGTAGTACCTGCTTCATCGTCAGCTTCAAAAGATCCTTTATAATCAATTTTCTTTATTTCTTCATATGAATTTTTTATTTGATTATACATATATTCATTCATATCTTCTAACTCTTTCATATATTCTTCTTGATCTGCCAATACACCTGCTAATACATATGCTCTATATATAAAATAAGAACATATAGCAGATAATAATACTATTACAATAATTTCTATCATGATTCTTTAAATGTTTTAAATATATCTGCTATATCATTTTTAATATCAGGATTCTGTTCAGCTAAATTTTTAATAGCAGTTTTTTTAGTAGCTTTTGTTTTTTGTGATACTGGATTTGGAGAATTATTTTTATTTGCTCTCCATTGTTCATATTCTATTTGTGCAGCCATATGATCAGCATGATGTAATATTAAAGGCAAATTAGTTTTTAATTTAGCTTGTGATGTTCTAGCAATAAAATATGGCTTATTAGCATCATCATATATACCATCATGAATCCTTATGGCTTGATATTCATTCCAAGACATTTTTACATCATATTTTTGTAACAAATAAATAGATAAGTCTGGTACCATTGTGAAAGGAATATTTTCATTATGCTTATACATTCTTCCCATATTTTTTCTATGCCAATCAGATGTCTCTACTTGATATACTTCTCTTCCTTTACCTGGAAATCCACATTTGCCTAAATCATGATGCATGGCTGCAAACATCATCTCTTCTCTGTTATACCCAGATGTATCTGATCCCATATCAATCCATGCATCATATAATTTTTCTACGCAATCCATAACACGTAATACATGATCAATATAACCTCCGGCAAATGCATTATGATAATGAGCAACAGAAGAAGCAGGCATCATCATGATACGCTCTTCATAATCATTATATAATTTATTTAATTTATCTGCTCTAGATGGAAATAAAGTATTAACTCTATTTCTATATTCATCCCAGTTGGATTTAATTTTTTCTGCTTCTAACATATTTTTTATTTATATTATAATGAATTATTTTGAATATTCCAAAAGACCTTCGGATATCTTGAAAGTGCAAGGAGCACATATAACTGATATTGATGTTTCAGCTACTTCTTCTGTATTAGTGCAGTTATTATATCTACATTCTAATGTTTTTGTTGTTTTTGTTTTATTCATGATTTTATAATAGTTTTTCCAGTTTTTTGTTGATTGGATTTTTCATAATGTAATCCGTCATTTCCATTTTGACCTATAATATCCATTCGTTTTTCAGCTTCATCCCAATCATCATTAACGATTAATTTTTCTCCATATATATTTTCTTTTACACTTTCACGTAGTATATCAAACGCTTTATTTGCAGATATTAGTAACACTATAGCAAAAGGATCAAATACAAAAATAAAAATTAATATAAACCAATTAACTACTTCATTCATTGGTTTTTCTAGTAATTCAGAAACATATTTCAAAGGCCCTACTTCAGTTGCAGCTTCACTATTTGATTCAATATCTAATATTTGTAAATCTAATTTTGTAATAGAGTCAGAAAAAGATTCTATTTTTTTAGATACAATATTTCGCTGATCCTTCATATCATTTAGTTGAGCGGTTAAGACTTTTCTAGTACTAGATGATGTGGTGGTAATTATTTGATTTGTTTCTTTATCACGATATTGTATCTTATTATTAGATAATCCTTTTGTCAATTCGGTTATTGAATTTGATAATTGACTTTTTTCAGAACTGTAACTTGTCAACTGTTCATTAAATCGTTCTTTTTTTAATTCTATTATAGATATTTGTTTTTCTATAATAGATAATTCATTTGACGTAGTTTGATATGCAGATACAAGAAATCCATATATACCTAATGATGTAATAAACATTAAGATACATACAGCAATTGTTAAATATGTTTTCAATAAAACATTAATTTGTTTCCAATATCGATGAAGATATGTAGCTGCAATTAGTTTTGATGCTTCTAATGTTCCTGCCATAATGGCAACTGCAACTGCTTGCGCAGAAAATAATTTGCTTATACCAAATACACTGTAGTAAGCAGCACTACAAGCTAAACTTAATGCTGCTATTAGTACAATGTATGGAAAGACTTTTTGTCTCATTCTCTTTCAACATAATCTTGAGCTGATTGTAATTTACGTATAGCTTCTGATAAATTTTGTAATGCAGATGGTACATCAATATTTCCATTTTCAATTCCACGACCAACCAATCTTACAATTTCTCGTGCATCTGAAATATTATCAGTAATTATATTTTTAAATTTTAATTTTGACATAACTTATTCCTTTTATTTTTTAAACGCTAATAAAAATTCACGAACTGCAATACCAAATGCAATACCAGAATAAAATATATTTTTATCTAATAATAATAAAACACCTATACCACCAACAGCGGCTGCTTTAAACCAAGATGAGTTTACTATATCTTTAATTTTATTCATATTTTCCTTTCTTTCGTTTGTATATATAAATATATTATAATGAA